GTGGCTGTCGAAGAATCAACGGTTATTCCTACAGGTGCCGACTGCGTGAATCCATCGTTGTTCGGGTACTGCAAGGACTGAGACTTGATGCCATTGATGTAAATCTGCATCAATCGGTTATTGGCTCGTTTCTCGATAACGAAAGAGATGCGGACACGCTCATCTTCCTTGTACTTTGTCTCCAGTGCTGATTGCTCCGATTTAATGGAAATCGTGTTAGGGGTCAGTTGCAAGCCGATGCCGCCCTGCATGCATGATAGGATTATGCTTGTAAAGTCGGTTATCTGTCTTACGGCAAACTCAATCTCGATTGTTTTTCCAGTCTGTCTGATGTCCTTGGCGAACAAATGCAAAGGTATGCTCATTGTTGCACCGCCGCTTAAGCGCATGGCAATGTTGCCGTCCGAATCCTCGACCCAGCCGTTGGTCTGATAGTTCATACCATTGAAAGAAACTTCGATGTCATTGTACTTCCATATCTCCTTGTTGGTGTCTTGGTTGCTCCTGCCCTGCGAGGTTAGGAACAACTCGAGGTTCCGGGTTTCTGCCTCTGATGTAATGGAAGACTTGTCAACAATCAATGGGAAAGTCTTGCTTACGCTTCTGCAAGTTATCGTCATAGCGGCACCGCCTTGGCTCATCGACTTGTATACCCACGATTGCTGGGTGCGGTCAACCTTTCGGGTTGCCACGGTTGAGCCGTTAATCTTCAAGGTAATGTCTGCAGGGTTGTTCAATGGATCATAGACCACAAAAGGAATGGAAACCGTCTCGTACTGCTTCATATAGATATGTTCCATGGTGCTAGCGATGATTGGGGTTTCGTTTCCTCGCTCGATACAGACGAGCGAAAAGTTAAGGTGGTTACTCTTCAGTTCCGACCCCTGCACGGATGCGGACAGATAAACTTCCAGGCTATGTGCTCCGTGCGCTTGTGCTGGAATCTCAAAGGACTGCTGGCGGTTGTTGACCTCCGTCTCCTCTGTGTGTATCTCCTCGCCGTCCAAGAGAATATGGACGACCTTCTTGATATTGCCGATTGGTGTGTACACAAATGGGATTGCACCCTCGTATGCGGTCACGCTATCGAAGCTTGAAGAAACAAAAAGGTTTACGGTTGTGACTTCATAAACGTAGCTTCTGCTGCTTCCCTCCCCGTTGTCGATAGTGAATCTGATTTCCGTAACATCATCGCCTATGTACTTCGTTACATCAATCGTATAGGTGCTGCCCGAACGCAGGGAAATGCGCTCACGCTGCAAACCCGCAACGTAAACCGTACAAGAACCGCTCATCTGAGAAAGGTCTTGCTCGTTGTCGTAATAGGATAAGTACCTAAACTTGAAAATCTCGGCACTCCCAGGGGTCGTATATTCGCTAGGCGTGGCGAGAATCGTATTTTTCATTGTCGCTTGCGTTGCTCCAGTGTTCGGAAGTTGAATCTGCGAGAGAACCAAGTCGGCGTATTTCTCGCTGTCTTTGTTGTAGTTCTTAGCGTCTTCCTCGCTGGCAAAAACCTGCAAAAACTTGCTATCCTTAACTTGGAAGAAGCCGCCCTTCTTAGCGAATGTGTTCTTGATGAGTTCTTGTACTCGCCGTCCCGACACCGGCAAGTTTCCAGTGCTGGAATCCCCTCCCCAGTTGGTGGAAAGGTTTATCGGTTTATCATAAACTTTTGCCATTGTTATTACTTTTAATTATTTTTCCATGCTTCGCTATCAATCCATGGTTTAGAGTCTATCCAGTGACCGCTCCCGAAGCAAGAACGGACCGCTTGCCAAACAAGCCTCGCTCCTCGATAGACCGCCGCGATAACCTTGCCCTTGGCTTGTATTATCGCTATGTCGTGTCCAAATGCCCGAATCATACCTATTCCTCCTCGTAAACGAAATAAATCTTGCTTTCGTCCTTGTTGATGGAATTATACTCGCTTTCCCCAAGGACTAAAAGGCTGTCTTCGTGCTGCCCGATATGATTTACGATGTCCTCTCCTACACGGTCTGCGGTATTGCAACCGACCTCCGTCTCATTCTTGACCTTTTGAGCCACCTCCCGCATTTGGGGAATTGTCTTGATTACTGTGTCTGCCATACGCTCTAGTCTCCTATCGCATGCACGTGCGCCCGACTACCTCTAACCGGGCTTATCTGCTTGCTCTTTGCGTGATACTTAAGATAATATAGGCAGTCGGATAAATACCCTTCTGCCAATCCCATAATGTCGTTGTATTGCTTGTTGTTGGTTATGTCCTGCACATGGTCGGAATATTCGTCTCTGTGACGCATACCGCCCGCACGGCTTATAATTGTTCCATCGGCTCGCAATAACTTCGCATACGTGAAATAAGCGACCGCCTTGCGTACACCGTTACAATACCTTAGCTTCTTGAATTCGTTTCCGTCCTCGTCTCTCTCCTTGGTGTCCCACTCGCCTCCGTCCAAGAATAAATCGGGAATAAAAGAGTCATCGAAGGTGTTGTCCCATGGGCAAAGTCCGATTGATGCCTTGAAGTTCGCCCAGCCGATGGCTGGCAAGATAAAGGCATCCTCGCATTCTCGGATAAGCTTCTCCACCTCATCCTCATCAAGGTGTGCGCTGGTCGGTCTTGCAAGTTGCTTGAACTGCTCGACCGTCAATAATGGTTTACGTTCAATCTTTGGCATGGTCATTCGTTTTTGATGGTGTTGTTTCCCGCCTCGCTGCTGATATACTTCAACGGCTGTAGTTTTGGGTCTATGTTCTGAATGCCTGGATCGTGCCAGTTCTCGAAAATCTTCTTGAAGGCTCGCTCAATGAATCGCTGCTCTGTCGTCACCTCTCCAGCATAGTACTCATAGGCATCCTGCATCACTTGTCCGCTGAATCCCAGCTTGCCAATACGGATGGAGTAGAAGAGTTCTTGGTGAAACTGTGCGTAGATGCGCTCGATAACGCTGCTATCGGTCACGGAAAACTCCTTGTCGAAGTTCTTCGTTGGGAAAGCCACAACCTTCGGTTCGTCTTCCTCGTTCTCCACCTCGACAGCTAGAATCTTCGCTGTGCTCTCGTCCCCTTGGAACTGCAAAAGGTCTTCATCGGAAATCATCTGTCCGCTCTCCACCTCTTCGCCTTTCTCGTTGAACTTAGGAACGCCCTTCTTGGTTACGAGCATACACGATACGAGGAAGTTGTTTCTCACGTTTCTCATCTTCACGTTGCCCAGTCCCTCATCGGTCGAAATCTCCGTGATGGCAGAATCGTAGCTGGCTGTCGGATAGATAAACTTTCCGTCTAGGCTCTGCCACAGAATCTGCCCATTGTAGCTGTCGATACCGCCAGCGTTCTCAATCTGTTCAAGAACGATGTCGGGGTCGGGATTGAAGGTGTTGATGCGCTCGATGGTCTTCTCGTTCACCATCAACCGCTTTCCGTTCCTCGTTTTCTTCTGCTCCCAGTCTGGGTGCAGCAAGACGTGCGCCACGTTCCCCTTGTCGTCCGTCTCTTCCAGTCGGCAATTTTCAAATGGCACGTGGCTCACGCTCGACACCTGCCCGAGAACGTTGTAGTTCACGTGAAGGGCGAAGCCTCCAAACCTCGCAAGGTCGCCCGATACGTTCCGAAGCAAATCGTCTGCCGTATCCCCTTGCTGGTTCATCGCTAACGCTGCGATAACATCGCTGTCGAAGCCGTAGCCCTCAATGAATCGGGCGTAGCGGTTAAGGCAGAGCATTGCCGTTCCGCTGGCTTCCGTGATGCGTGCGAGGTTCTGCGGATATAGATTATCATATCCGTATGCCTGCATCTTGAATCGGCTCACGTAGCCAATATCAATTCTTCGCTTCGGCTTCTTAACTGTCTTTACGTTCATCTTGCTTGTGTCGTTTTACCTGTTGTTTTATTACTCTTCCTTGCCTGCTTTTTCGGCTTGGTCGAGGTCTTTTTTCTTGTCGCTGCCTGCTTTTTCGGCAGGATCTTTCCCGGTGGTATCATCTGCACCGCTGTCGCTGCCTGCTGGCGGCTGTTTGTTCTCGATAAGTTCCTCGCTGGGTATTTTCTGAAAGTAGCTCTCCATGTGTGGGTACTTTGTCAGATATTCGTGCGCTACCTTGTCGGTCAAGTTCTCGTTTGTGAAAATCTTACCATTATAGAAATCGGGGCAGGAAATGATGAAGCCTGCCTTCATTACGTAATTACATTGCTTTGGCATAGCCTTTTCTTTTTTGAGTTTTAGATAAATTTCAATCAAAGCATCGTGGTAACACTGCTGGCAGGTTGTCGGTACAAACCGCTTCCGTGTTACCTCGAAATATAGAGTTTCGATAACTGCCTTGTCGGATGCGTCAAAGGGACTGTCATATCGTTCCTTCAACTCTCCGACCTTGGCTATTGCTTCCTCGTAGGTCATAGCTTAACCTCCTACGGCTTCTGTTGTCAGACTGGCGTACTTGGCTGCCGTGGTCTCGCTGTCTGTATCAAAGAAGAAATAAGCTGCCTTCGGTACGCTCTCCTCTTCCAGCGTGATAAGCCAGCCGCCCTCGGTGTCGTCTGAGTACTTGTCGTTTTCTCCAGCACTTGCCTTCAGTGCCTGCGCATATCCGAATACCTGGTACTCTGCCTTTCCGTCCGCTCCCTTCGAAAGGTTGCGCAGGATGATAACGAACTTTCCGTTCGCCAGTCCGTCAATGATATTTGCGCAAACGTCAGGTGTGTTTGCCAATACCACGACTGCCACGGTGTTCTTCCAGCTGTTGCGGTACGTACCAACGGTAAGTTCTGTCTTGGTTCCAGTGAATGGCTTGCTGCCCTCCTGCCGGATAGCGTATGCCTTCTTGCCAGTCTTCAAGACCAATGTGCTAATTGTATTACCAACGACAGCAGACTTGGTGAAGTCTATGTCGTCTCGGTTGATGATAAGTCCATCGCCCTCCAATCCCTTTGTTACCTGGTCTTCGCAAGGGATGATGATGTCCTGGGCGATAAGGCTCTCGCAAGTTGTTGCCATATTAATTCGTTTTAAAATTGTTATATCCCCAACACCGTTTTGTGGGTGTTGAGGATTTGAAACTTAATACTTGATGAAGATATGGAGCGATTAGTAAGCTGCGTGGATCATATTCTCTTCGAGGAGAGCCGTGCCAATCTTACCAGTTGCGTAGATGTAATTTCTTCGCTCCTTCTGGTCGAAGAAGATATCGAGGTCGCTAATGAGTGCGTCAGCGTCAGTACCCACCATAAGGTGCTTAGGATTGCAGAATACCGCACGGTGTGGAAGGTTGACAGTCGTCTCGCCCTTCTCGTATGCGTTAATCATCCTATCCCAGATGCCGACACGTGCAATCTTCACTCCGTTGTAGGTCGCTACATCGAAGCCATCGAACACCTTTTCCCACGGCATAATATCGTGGTAGGTCTGCTTGATGTCGTAGGTCAATGCGTCAGCAAGCGAGCGTGTCATAAGCAACACCGCATCGCTATCGTCAATGATGCGTGTGTCCACGTCCATCAAGATGGTGTCAACGAGTGTTGTAGCTGCACCCTTCTTGCGCAATGCTGAAACCTGCGCTGCTGCTGTGGTCTCGCTGTTTGCTGCGATGGCGGTATGGTTCTTGGCTGCTGTGGCTGTGAAGATGCGCTTGAATAGACCGTCACAGACGTTGAACATATTAACGTCCGACCCTGCTGTCAGCTTGCCGCCACCTGCACCTGCCAATGCTGCCACCTTGTCACCGAACCAGCCGAATCGCCAAATCATCTGCTGCATGGCTCGCTGGAGTGCATCGGTGTAGATTGTCATAAAGTCGGTGCTGGTAAGGTCGCCAATGGCTGTACCAGTCTTAAGGCTGTATTCTGCGATTGAACCCTTCAATGCTTCGTAGCAAATCTTGATAGGGATTTCCCACTGTCCGAGTTCCCAACGCTTCATACTATTAGCGATGCCCTTCTCTTCGTAGGTAGGGTCGCAACCGCCACCCTTCTTGCCGACCATATCCATCTCACCGATAAGTGCGATAGGGTCATCGTTCTTGACCTTCATAATGTTCACGAATGAAGAAAAATCCTCATCCTTGAAGAAGGTCTCCTGCACGGCATCCTTGATGCTTTCGAGGTTTTCGGGCTGGAGTGTCAAGTTCCCCAGCTGCTTCTTTGTAAATCCTGCCATTATTTTCTTCTGATTTAATGGGTTAATACTTGGTTACTTCTTGCGCTTGCCGTGGAGCTTGGCAAGTCTCTCCTTGATGGCGTTCTTGCCTTCCTCGACTGGGTTCACGTTGTCTCCTGCACCCTTGCCGCTTGGCTGTCGCTGTGCTGGCTGGTAGTGGCTGCTGAAGCCTGCCAGCACCTTCTCTGCACCGCCTGCCATCTTCACTGCATTCAAGATGCGCATATCTTCCTTGCTCTTCGCAAGTTTCTGTGCGCTTGCCAGCTGTGCCTTGGTGTCACTCAACTGCTGCTTGAGTGCTGCTACCTGCTGCTGCAACTTAGCTACGGTGTCGTTGTCGGTGCTTGATGCGCTGCCGCCCTCACCGCCTTCACCACCCTCATTGTCGGTGTCGTCTGCGGTCTTAATGTCGGTGATTACACCATCCTCGACAACGATTGTCTTGCCATCGGGCATTTCAAACGTTCCGTCCGGACTTGCCTTGTCGCCAACCTGCGGATCTCCCTCCTCACGCTCTACGGTCAGTGTCTGTCCGTCCGCTGTGTTGAGTTCCATAGCCTTTGGCTCCACCTTGGCTTGTGGCTCTACCTTGGCTTGTGGCTCTACCTTGGCTTGTGGCTCTGCCACCGCCTGCTCTGCTTCCTCCAGTGACTTCACGCCCAACTTGGCGAGGATCTTGTCAAGGAGAGAAGCCTTAACTTCTGTTTTCTTCTCCATTGCTTTTGGATTTTGTTGTTTTGAATTAATAAAATTTTCGATATTGCGCTTCGATGCGCTTGCGCTGATTGGTGCAACGGTGCTGCTTATAAGACCTAGGCGCAAAGCCTCGCTGGTGCTGATGAAGATGTCCTTATCCATCAAGGCTTGAATCTCTTCCCGGTCGCACCCGCACCGCTCTACGTATGCGTCCACCATCTTGTCCTGCCACATCTGCATTTCCTCGCCCTGGTTCTTCAAGTCCTTTGCGTTCAGCTGGTCGCCCAGACACCAGCCGGGAACCCACGGATTGTGCAGGAGAAAGGCAGCGTTCTCGTATGCCTTGCGGCTCTCCTTTGGTGCTGCCAGCATAATGATTGTTGCCATACTAGCAGCCTTGCCCTCAATGGTGCAGGTTATCTTCTTGCCGCTCTGTCGCAGTCGGTCGTAAATCGCCCAGCCTTCGACAACAGAACCGCCATTGCAGAAGATACGCATATCGATGGTATCATCATCCTTCGGTATGCTTGCCGCAAAAGCATCTATATCTTGAAAGCATACGCAGTCACCACCAAACCATTGATACCAAAACTTGTTGTCTTGGCTGTCGATGTCGTTGTATATTCTGAGTTTAGCCATTGAAACGTTATTTTTAAGTTTTAAAACGCTGCAAAGATACGATTATTTTCGATATGTTTATCTCATAAACAGTTAATTTTCCTAAACAAGCCGAAAATTTGCGCTCTAAGCGGCTTTTACTGCCTTGGGCGTATAACTTTACCACCTTCGACCAAAAACCGCTCAGAACGCAAATTTTGATAAAATAACAACACCATTAGAGCCTGCCGATATTCTCTATCGTCTGCACTCTCCGCTGTGTTCTGTTTATCTCTTCAACGCTCACTACTGGTTGTGGCGCCATCTGATACCCTCTGGCTACAGCTGCCGCAAGCATATCCATACCGATGTTGCTGCCTCCGTTGTTTACTACGATAGGAACGCCACCTCCTAGCTGGTTGAATGCGGATAATATCGGACTGAACATCGATGTCGCCTTGGCGGTCATTACGCTCTCTCCATTGGAAAGCCTTGCCGGGATGCTGTCGCTCGTTCCAGTGCCCGAGCCTTGGACGTAGCCACCAGTGGAGAATCCCTTGACTGCTGCCTTGGCTGCTGCAAACGCTGCCTTGATTAAAGCAAGCTTGGCTGCTGCACTTGCAACTCCTGCCCATCCGCCATGAAGAATACTATCTGCAAGAATAGCTGCATAAGACGTAGTTATCTGCTTCTCTATCGCATCTAGGTAGGTTGTCAGCATGGTTTTGAGGAAATTATGAAAAGTCAGATCCTGACTCTCGAAAAACGCAGCCAACCCATCACCGATTGCCAAGATATAATCGGCTATCATTTGGTTCTGTTTTTGAAGTTTCTGTTGCTGATTTTTGTTTTCATCGGCTTGCAACTCAATAGTTGTATCGTGCAGTTCCTGCTGTAGCTGCTTCTGCGCTTCAACATTCTCTTGGGTCATTGCTAGCTTCTGCTCCAGGAAAGCCTTGTATCTCTCCAGCTTGGCTGCATCGTCTTCCTCTCCAGTGCCACCGTTCATAATGTCCGCATCCCTGCGCTTCTTCTCTGCTTCCTCGAACTCCTTGTTGATTTCGTCCACAATCTCCTTGTCTTGGTTCTTGATGTCTGCCTTTGCCTTAATCATAATGTCGAGCAGCTTAGCCTGCATTTCCTGCGCCTTTTCCGCTCCTATCTCTCCAGCCGCCACGTATGCGTCAATGCTCCTTGCCACCATATCCTTCTCCAGCTGTTCGAGGTCGTTGCTGTAGTCTCGCTCGTTGTCGTACATACCTGCGAGGTATCGCTTCTTTGCGTCCATTACTTGCTCGTTGTACTTGTACTGGATAAGTGCAATCTGTGCCTGCAATTCCTTTTCCTGCTTCTTTCTGCGCTCTGCCTCTGCCTTGGCTTCCGCTTTCTCCTTGGCTCTCTGTGCCTTGGTCTTGGTGGTGCTGCCCTTGGCTGGTGTCGTTCCCTTGTTTCCGTTCACTGGCTCGCTGCTGGTCGCTCCACCGTCTAGGTTCGCAAGTTTCAGATGCTTCAGTCTTCCGTTCACTGCGTTCTCGTATCCGTCAGCGAATGCGTTTCCAAAGTCTGCGCCAGTCTGCTTAATATCATTCCATCCTTCCTTGATAAACTTGGAAAGGTCAAATATCTCCTTGAATCCCTGCTGTGCCTTGGAAAGGTCGAACGTTACGATACCCTCTAATATATCGAGCGCACCCTTTAGGCTTCTGCCGACTTGTTTCATTGCATCGATGATAAGGTTTGCCACGCCTCTAACTACAGACCAAACTCCACGAAAAGCAGCTCCAAGTGTCTGAATAGCTCCACGCAAAAGAAGGCTCTCGTTGTACCAGTCGATGAAGTAGTTGATGGTGTTGAACAAACCCTTCATTATCTGAATGAGCACCTTCGTTCCGAATTGCTTTCCTGCCGTGATGATTGATGCAAAGCCCTTTTGACTGAAATCGAACATAGAACTCATATAGGTGTTCAGTTCCTTTTGTAACTTGATATTCTCCAGCTGCACATCTCCCCACGCTCCAGTCTGCTTCTTCACTTCATCAAGGCTGGTGCTCATCGTGTCGAGCTGTTCGATAAGCTGAATACCTGCTTGCGCTCCCTGCTTTCCGAAGACGTTTTTCAGTATATCTCCAACCTGCTGGCTGTCCGCTCCGAAGTTCTTCATCTTCGAAGCTACCTGCTGGATGATGTCGAATGTGTTCTTCGTGCCGTTGGCTAGGTCTTGCTGCACCTGCTTTGATGAAATGCCGATAGCGTCAAGGCTTGAAGCCGTTCCGCTGCTCATCTCACGGATTTTCTTGCTAGCCATAGTGATAATGTCTAGACCCTTATCGCTGAAAATGCCGCTTCTGGTCTGCTGCAATATCGCCACAAGCTGGTCTGCCGATATTCCTGCATCGTGGAAGGTAGGCGCATACTGCTGTATCTTCTGCAACATATCGCCCGATAGGTCTGCACCGCTCGCAAAGCCCTTGTTGATTACGTCCATCGCCTGCTCGCCCGATAGATGGAAATTAGCCATAAGGTTGTCAGCCGTTCCGAGAACGTCCTTGAAATCCTTTCCCATCGTGTCCGCTGTGGCTGCGATGCTGTTTCTCATCGTCTCCAGGGCTTCCCCGGTGTACCCGGTGAATTCCTTCGTCAGTCGTGTGGCTTCCATCAATCCCTTGTTGTAGTCAAACCACCACTTGAACGCCATTCCTGCGCCTGCAACTCCTGCCAGCCCCAGGAACACTGGGTTCGTTGCAAGTCCAAGAAGGGTTGAGCCAAAAGCCTTAACGTTCGGTATAATGTCCTTGACGTTCTTTCCTAGGTTCACTACGGTGTTTGCAAAGCTGTTTATACCTTCGCCAACACCTCCACCGCCACCCATCGGTACAACGTGCTGAAGGTCGGCAGCAAGGTCAAGCATAGAGTTGTAGTAATTACCTACATTCCGGTAGTACCGCTGTGTCTGTTCCTCTGCCAGTTTCAGCTTTTCCGTTATCTCGTTGATGTGCTTGGCTAGTGCTTGCCCCTTCGCTCCCTCACGCTCTGCCTTTGCCATCTCATCGTATTGCTTGGTGGCATTGGAAAGCTGGGCACGCAGCTGCTTCAAACTGCCCTCCTGCTCGTTCTCTGTGCGCACGTTGTTCTGGATTTCCTTCTGCAAGGCACGCACGTTGTACTGGTACTCCTTGATGGTTGCGTTGATAGCTTCCGTCTGCACCTTCATCTCGTTGGTCGTGATGGTCTTGTCTTTTTCCTGCTGCTGCAAGTCCTTGATGGATTGCTTTAGCTGGTCAATCTTCTCCTTGTATCTGATGATTCCATAGATTGCATCCTCGTACTTGACCTTGATGTCAAGAATCTGCTGTTTGTCTTCACTTACCATAGTTTTTTGTCTTTTAGTTGTTCAACTCTATCATTGTAACCTCGCAGTATCCGCTGTTTGTTGTCTTGATTTCGAGAACAGCAAAATACGCTCCGTACTGAGCAAGGTACACTGGCTTTGTTTCGTCAAAGTTCAGTATCTCCAAATCGGAAAGGTTGAACCGCTCCGTTATCTGGTGTGGGTTCGCCACCGTCTTTCTCAACTTTTCCAGCTTGCTGTCGAAGATGCCTTGCAGGTCGATATTGAAAGCCAATACCGCATAGCCGGCATCGTCCTTTGTAAGATTCACGATTCGGTCTTTGCATGCCTTGTACTTTGTAGCTGTCTGTACTGTTAACGTAGTTCTACCAAAGTAGCGTTGCGTACTCTCCCACTCGTATATCGGTATGCGGTTTCCGTCCGTGGCTGCGAATGGCAGCGTGCAAACGTCCTGCGTATATTCGAGCGTCTTGTTGTCGATCTCCATATCCGCATCGTGCTTTCGAAAGACGGTGTCGTCTTCCTTCCACTTGTAGATGTTATGCTGGCAGTAGTCCTCTACGCTGAAATCGGTCTGCCTTGGATGGTTGCAGGCTTCGCTTTGGATGAGCTTCTTCGTCCAGTCCACCGCTTGCGCCTTGGCTTCCCATAGGATCACGATATCCGCAAACGCAAGTCTGCCATCGGTGAATCGCTGGCTTGGGAACGTTGATGTCAGAATGCAGATACACTTCAGAAAATCCGTCACCTTGATGTCTGGCAGGTTCTTGCCGATAGGGAAATTTCCTCCGTAGGGTACTTCATCGCTCTGACTGATGCTTGCAGAAATGCGTCCGTTGTACCCACGCAACCCTCTCAATACCCCCTTACCGTAGTGTTTGAACTCGAAGGTCACGATGTCGCCCTCTTCAAGTTGAATCTCCCCTCGCCCTGCTGCAAGGTGTATGAACCGTCCGTTTACCTTGTCCGAGTCGTAGTCTGTAATATACCTTCTAGAAGAATCATCTTCGTCTATCTCCTTGCCTGCGATGTATGTCTTTGTGTACTCGCTTTCCTCCTGGTCGCTCGTATGCTTTGATACAACCTTGATTTCAACGTAGCAAGGCTCGTACTGATATACTCCGTTATGTTCTGTAGAGCCTTCGTAAGAACTGCCGACATACCCATTCGGGCGTGCATTCGATGCGTCCCACGACCAGTTTATCTGAACATCGAAAATCATCGTGCAGGCAATCTTTACTTTCAGCTGGCTGTATCTTGTCGCAAGTTCCAGTCCATCGAAGACCTCCGATAGGCTCGTTGGCTGGAATTCGAGAATGCCGAGGTTCGTTGTTGCGATGAAAGTACCCTCAAAGCTGCCTACAACCGTCTGTGCATCTGCCTTCCTCGTAATTAATGGGACCGCAAGCCCCTTGATGGTTTCTTTCGCCTGGCTGCTCCATCCGAAAGCAACCCCGGTCTGTGCCGTGATAAGGTCTAGGATATATTGTGCCGTCACGCTTGGCTGGATTGCTCCCTTGTCAGCATAACCAAAAGAGCCACCTCCGCCAAACGAACCGCCTCCGCTCGAAGAAGTCTGTACTTCCCTGCTGCTGGCTCTCGCCCGGCTCTCAGTCTCGCTCTTAACTTGAATGGTCGTTCCACTGCTGTACTCCTTGATTGCGTTGATGACAAGCCACTCTGCCGTGGCAGGTGCTTGAAGGTCTATATCGATTGGCTCACTCTCGCTGGTGTACTTCACGCTGTATGGTGCGAATCTCGATGTCTTGTATTGTGTTCCGCCCGATACGTAGTAGTTGCTTTCCGAAGCTTCGCCTGCTATCCAGTAGAGCATTCCGCTCTTTGATGGCTTAACGTAAACGAGCTTTCCAGCCTGCTTATACCTGGTTACGTTCACCGTGATTTCTGTTCCACCCTTGTCTGCTGGTATATCTTCCACTCCCCAGGCTTCCGTAAACCCGGTGTCAGGATCGTAGCTTCCGTATTCAACCTGCCCTGCTGGTGCTTCGTCCATCAATGCAAATCGGATGCTGATTGTCGTCATAGCTGTTTTCGTGTCTCCACTGGCGCAAAGGATGCCTGCACCTATTGTTGCTGACAAAATCGGGTCTGGTGCTGGTATGGTCGGATTGGTTTCCGCCTCGGTTGTTCCTGCATCCGCAGCAAGGCTCACGATGTTCTTGTTGATATCGAGTATTGCCCAGGTTCGATAGTCCCCCTTTCCCAACACTTTGCTGATTGTTGCTCTCATTCCAGCCTCGAAAGGTATGATTGTGCACCGGTAGGCACCATCGGTCAGCACCTCGCCAGACACATATATTCCGACCTCTGTTCCTGTTCTTATCTTGCCGTCAACGAGTGAATATGTCGTGTTGCTGTTTCCTCCAACGTTGCGGTCATAGCCCTGCCACTCCTCGCTTGATGTCTTGACCGCTGCAGCGTCATAGGTTCCATAGAAAACTCCCTCGGAAATCGCCTTTTCGTAGGTGTAGGAGCTGTTGTTTCTGTTGAACCGCAGATACTTCGTGCAATTTAATTCGTTCAGTTTCAAGTCAGACGACTGAAGCGTTGCAAGTGCCTGGAACAATCCCCAATAAATCGAAATTTCGATGGTTTCCTTTACGCTCAGGACGCTTGCCCTTCCGTTGCGGATAATCTCCAGTCCGTTACGGAAATAACGTGCTGTGTGGAAAATATAGGGGTATTTGCTGCTTGTGCTCGGTTTCCCTGCGAACTCCAGCACCGCCATATTGTGTGCTGTCTTGGGCAGGTTGATGGTGTATGTCGTGTTGGCGGTCATTTTCGTGATGTCACGGAAAAGGTTGCTCTTGATGTCGAGCGTGATTGCCGTTTCCTCGCTCATATCCATCAAGATGCCATCGATGTAAAGTTGCTGGTCTGTCATAGTTGCTGAATCTGTGTATTGTTAATAACCAGGTTGCAGACGAAATCCTGCAACTCTGCTGTTGTCTTTGTGTACGTTCCTGCCTTGATTGTCACGCTCTGCCACTTGTTGCCCCCGAGGTACATATCCACGACCGGACTGCTGGCTAGGTCTTGCAGGAAATCGAACGTATCGCTGTCCACCAGTGGTGCGCAAAGCGGTATGGTGTCCTCTCTGCTGTAGCCCTGCCGTCTTCCGTTAACTCCAAGGAAGCCGAATATCGTATCGTCATACCCTCCGAGGTTGTTGCGAATGAAGCTTGTGTCGCTGCTTATCGCCCTGCTCTCATCGCCTTGCGTGAATAGCCAGTAACGGTAAAAGCCGTGTCGGTCAACCCAACGAAGATAAATGCCCTCCTCCGTGTCGTTCCTTTCTATCCTTGCAAGGAGAGATTGCTTGCCACCGCTCTCCATCGCAAAGGTAAGGTCGAAAACGTCCGTGAACGTTCCCTGCTCTATCTTTCCATCATAGTCGTAGATATTCCAGTACCTAGCCTCGTTTGGTAGAACGCTGGCGCTGATGTCCACGATGCCAGCGATGCCGGGCTTGACTAACTTGTTTGGTGCTCCCTCGTAGCCGACAAGTATCTGGGAAGCAACATTGGTATAAAGACCAAAGGAGAATGGGAAATGCGTGAACCAAGTGAGCCTCTTGAATCCGTTCCACGTCTCGCCTGCCCTCATCGCTCCCCACACGTAGAAAGTCGTGTAGCTGAATGTAGCAAGGTCGCTCCCCTCGCTGTTCTTGACCTTCACGGAAATATTGAACGCTGCCCCGAGGTTGCTCTGCAGAATCTCCTTTGTGTAGTCAAGGTTCCCGAAGCTGATGCCATCGAAGAGTGCCTGCACATATTCCCGGTAGTCCATAATGCAGTTATCTGCAAACGCTTCCACGCTGTACGTGTGCGCCCTGGTCTCCCTGCTGATGGTTGTCTCGATGCTCGCAACGCCCGAGCCGCTTGCCTTGATGATGCAGGGAAGGAATGCGAAGCCTACAGCGTCCGCATACTTAATCGTGATGCCGTTTTTCGTTGTCTGTCTCATACCGTCTCATTGTTTAGTTTGATACTCCCCACCGACTGGTGGATTAAGAAAATAAGTCGCTGCCCCAGCCGTTTCATCGTGTCGGGCACAACGTTGCTGTACACGTCAACCCTGCCGCCAGTGCGGTGCAGCCTAGAACCCTTGTTGGCGATGGTGTGGGCGATTGCCCCTGCCATACTCATATCGCCACGCTCTTGCGGTGTGTACTTGTGCGGTCGCTGGGTCTTGTAGGGGATAGGTGTGCCGTGCAGTCCCTTGTCCTTCATCCACTGACGGATGATGCCACGGAAGCCGTATGGTATCTTTCCTGCCCTTCGTCCAGTCTCCAGTACTCCGAATGGCTTGTGTCCCCAAAGGATGGTCTCATCCTCGCTGGGCTGATCCACCTTTAGGCTCGCTATGGTGCGTCCCGATGCGTTCTGTCCGTTGATGCGGATATGGTTGATGATAAGCTGCCGTGCTCTCTCCACTTCCTCCCTCATTATCAGCGATGCCGCCTTGGGGTCGAATTGAATACCTCCCTTGCTCATACCACACACCCTCCTATGCTCTGTGTAAGCTGAAGGGAGTACATTACGCCCGACACTATCGTGCTCAGCCGCTCGATGATGGTCTCGTAGTACTGCTGCCCCTCCAATGGCTCGAACTTGTGCGACTGGTTGATGGCTCGTATCATCCTTGCCCCTGCCACCTTCATCCGGTCGATGCACTCTCCGTTGTCTTCTCCTTCCGCTCCCCTCGGTACGGTGTCGAGATAAGCCAGGGCAACGTTCACGGTGTCGTAAACCCTGCCGTTGCGTATCTCTGTCGTGCCGCTGGCTGGGATGATGCACACGATTGCCGGGTAGCTCAGCTTCTCCAGCTTGGTGTCCGCTGTGTCCCAGTCCTCGAAGAGGTAGGTGTAGTCCGGTAGCGTGTCTGCTGCCAACTGCTTTAATGTTTCTCTGATTGTTGCCATAATTATCTGGATTTACGTTTCATTTCCTCCGCCTGCAACTTCTGCAGGTTCCGCTCGTACACGCTTCTCTTGTTGTCCATCTCCATACACTTGTAGATGCGAAGCCACGGTGTCTTCAGCACTTGGTCGTGGTCGCTGATGCCCATCCTCACTGCGTACCAGTCCAGCATACCGAACAATCCGAAGCGCAGGGTATCGATGCCTGCCTCCTTCTCCAGTCGTGTTGGCTTCGCTGTGTCTGTGCTCTCGAAGAGCTTGTTGATGCGCTCGACCTCTGCTGTTACCCAGCCGATGAGCATAACGACATCAACCGCCCTAGCCTGCTCCACTTCCTTGTGGCTCAGACCGAGGACGGTTGTCACTATCTGATACAGACTTTCCTCGCTGTCTGATAGCTGGGAAAGGTCAATCAGCTGCCCGATGGATAGCTGGTTGAGATTGTCGGGCACTTGTTTCTCCCCGACAAAAGCTGGTCGTGGCTGCTTGCCGATTTTATAGCTGGTGTGCCTTGCCACTGCCAGCCAGTACTTGAATGTAGTGTTCTTATCCATACGCTTTATAATTTTGTCGTAGTTATTGTCTCAATACGTGCGCCCGAGCCGTTCCGTGGCTTGCTACGGATAACTTCTTCAAGGCTACGTATCGTATTGCGTCTATGCCGTGGTTGAATGCGTCTATAGGCTGGTTCGTGGTCTCTCCATCCCTTGACTTCTTCCACTTGTATTGCTGCATATTCTCAATAATACCGTGGCTGCGTCTTGTTATGTTGATGCGGAAACGCTTCAAGATGTCGATGCCGTTGTTGATGCTGTCCGCTCCCTTGGTGCTTCCTATTATCCACAGCCCTTGGTTGTGTATCTCCTGAATGCTCTTAGGCTCTGCCGAGTCCGCAATGATAAGGTCTCGTTTCGTCAGTCCTTGCTCCTTGCAGCGGTCTGCGATGTCTTCGTTCGTCAATCCCGGCTGGTAAATTTCCTCGTCCACCCAAAGCTCACCGTGTGCGAGAATAACGTGCTCCAGTGCAGTTGGATCGTTGGTGAATCCGAAGTCCATACCCCTGCACTCCATCTTCCACTCCTCCCTTGGTGGCAGCTTGTCAACGATGCCCCAGTTGGTGAAGATAAGCCCGGTTATCTTTCCAGTCAATCCTCTAGCGTACACTCTCCAAAGTTCGGGGTCGTCAATCTCCTCAATCTTCTTGTGCTCCTGCTCAGTAAGGAATCGGTTGTTCCGGTGGTCGCTCAGTATCAAACGGCAGTCATCCCTTCCGATGATGTTGTTGTGCACCCAAAACCTTGCGCTTGGATTGTAGTCGATGAACACCTGCTTTCGGGTTCGGATGGCGAGCTGCCAGAATACTTCGTAGGGAACACCGTTCGCCTCGTTCACGAACAGGTAGTCACGCTTACCGTTCTTAGCGTCCTGCGCATCCTGGTAACTCTTGAACTCGATGATTGAGCCGTTCTTTCCTCTGTAGCTGCTGTCGCTCTTGTTGTTCTTGAACCAGTCAAGAAGCTCTGCCCTTGTGTGCAGGATGGTGTCAAGGTCTCGCATGGCTCCCACCTTCAAGTTCGGGAGGTCTTGACCGCACACCGTGATTATTGCCATCGGATGCTCAAAAGAAAGCACTATAAGACGCTGCATAATGGTGTATGTCTTCCCCGAGGACGTACCTCCTTGGTTCACGAGAAACCTTGGCTTCACGTCCGCATTCGGGGCGTACAACTCACCAATAACGTCAAATAGTGCCATTCTTCAAACAAACTAAAACTTAAAACAATTTATGGTAAAATTAATCTATATCCAATCCCTCACGCTCGATTACTTCCTGCTCGCTGGATGCACACTCATGCCCAGAGTTGATGTAGCGTACCTCGATGCCGCCTTGGAAGCCTGCGTTCAAATCAAGCACGACCTTATCCAGTCCGAGCAGCTTGCAGATTTGCGTCTCTGCCTTTAGGATGATGTCAAGATACCTTGGGTCTCCGAGTCCTCGCTTCTCAGCATCGTACATTATCGCCTTGACGGTCTCGATTGAAATCTGCTTTCCTCGCTCATCTACGATAGGCAGTCCCTGCTGGGTCGCTGTCTTTTCGTGGTAGTCTTCCTTGGATTTCTCCCAGGCTTCCCAGGCTTCACGTATTACCAGTTTCAACCTTGCCACCTCGCTGGTTATCTTTTCGTCCGTGTCGGTCAGTCTCTCTTCCCTCCACTCCTTCAATAACCGCTGAATGTCGCAGTGCGCTTGATTGTATTTCGGTCTGTCGAGACGTTTCCTCACCTCTGCCGTGATTTCCCGCTCAGTCCATCCCTTGCGGTATAAGGGTGCGATAATCTGTAGGCGGTTCTCGATGTCGATGCGCTGTGCCCTTAACTTGTTGTTGTTACCTTGTGGCATATTTTGATTTCTTGAAATTTACTTGATTTTTTATAAAAATTCTACTTGAAAAACTTGCATATTTCAAATAAATTTCGTATCTTTGCAAACGTAATAAGGGAAGAGTCCTTATTTACTGAAACCCTCCGAGGATGAGGGAAAAGTAAAATGAAATCCCAAAGTCTTATGAACGTACTGAAAATTTCATTGAAGATTTGGAAAATAGAAATCTTATCATTTACGATTAGATTATTCTAAGCTCCAAGGGGTGGTGCTCGAACCACCACCCCACTTTGGGATTTCGTTTGCAAATTTACGAATTATTTTTCATATCACCAAATTTTTAACATTATGAGTACTACGAATGAAACTACCTCAAAGTCTTGGGGAGGTGCTCGCAAGGGTGCAGGGCGAACGAAGAAATACGCTGCAACATTCTATTTCGGTGCTACCGAGGACGTGGCTGGAATCTTGGAAGGGGTCGATAAGAAAGACCGCAGCGACTTCATCAACCAGTGTATTCTCAAAGCGATGGGCAGGGGTTAATCTCCTGCCCTTTTTCGTTTCTGCTCCCTTTGGCGGTTATTTTGTGCGAATTTTGCGCACACGGCTCGAACGTTTCATCCACGCTTAGTTATGCGCATAGTTTGAGAACGTGCCGCATACGTCCGCATATCGTCTCATCCGTTTATTATCTCCCATTCCCCGGTGGCTTTTACCAGTTGCGCCATCGGTGCTTGGTCTGAGTACTCGCAGCTTGGGTCTTGGTTATCCCATTGGGCGATGAACCGCGACTTAGGGAAAGCCATCCGCAAGCATATGACGGTCTCACCGCTGCCAGTCGGTATGGTGTAGGTGTGCCCCTCCTTGATGGTGTCGGAAAGGATGATTCTGTATTCTGCTGCCAGTTGGTTCATCATATCCATTGGCAGGTGTCCGCTCGTAGCATCGAAGGAATCGGGGAAGGTGTTGCGTATATCGTTCATACTCCACCAGCGGTTCGCACTCAGGTCGCCACTGGGCGATATTTCCACGCAGGGGATTCCGGCATCCTTGATGGCTCTTGATGCGTTGCCGCAGGAAAAGCAGACGCAGCGGTCGATGTGGTTCTCTTCCATATGCCGCTTGATGATGTGGGCACGGATAGTCTTCGCACTTCTGCTGATGTCAATCGTCTGTGCCTTCATCGCTCTGCCCTCCTTCCTCTGCTGGTTGTTCTTCCTCTCCTGCTGGTGGTGCTACGCTGTTGAAGGTGTCTGCAAGCTGCTGTGCTTCTTCATCGTTGTATTCTATGGGCTGGAAATGGTCTTGAACGTGTTTCGGGTCGCCCTTGTAGAATACCAGAACGTTGGAGTGCATCTTTTCGGGCATTCTCATTTCCTCGAACGTCTTCTTGATTTCGTCCATTTCGCCTTTATAGAAAACGAGCACGTTCTGGTGGCACTTCTGTGTCTTGCGGCTTTTCATACCGCCATCGGCTCTAAGGCATCGGGACGCGACCTGCTCGATCAAGATAAGTTCGTTGTAATAGTGAAGTCCGAGCCGCAGGAAGGTGGAGATATTGTCGCCAACGAAATTTCGGTACTCTCCGTTCTTCTTGTTTCGCACCTCTCCAATCTTGACAACCAGGAATGAACCGTCCTTCATCTTATCCACGCATTGCTTGAAGATGTTCTCGTACTGGCTCATAAACTCCTCGTATGTGCCGAGTGCGCTCATATCCTCCTTGCTATAGACTTCTAGGTCGTAATATGGTGGCGAGGTGAAACAGAGGTCGAAATCGCTGTCTTTGATTATCTGCCCGATGTTGTTTGAGTCACCGCAGAAATATTTCACGCTGCCGTAGTCCTTGGTCGCTTCTGTGTTGATGTCGACCTGCTCCTTGCGGATTTCCACGGCTTGATAGTCGTAGCCTAGCGTGCCAGCAACAACGCCCTTGGTCTGTTCTCCTCCGAATGGGTCGATAATCTTTCCGTGTGGCTTGCAGAACCATCGCATAATGATTTCTGCCAGTACTGGGTCAAAAAGGCTTGTACCCTGCGCCAATACGCTACGGTCTGCCTTGGCTTTCTCTTCGGGCGATACGTAGTTGTCGAGATACTCATCGAAAGTGATGCCTTTCTCTTTTCTGAACTTCTCGCTCTTGGAGTAGAGTTCCTTGTATCGCATTTCCTTGGAACGGACGAGGGTCTGTTCACGGCTTGCCCCGATGTCCTTGCTGGAAACGATGGCACGCCATTGCTTCTTGCGCTCAACCCAGTAGCCTTGGCGTGTGTCGAGGATTGAGAAGGGAGGAACGACAAACTTATCCACTAGGCTTGGTTTCGGTGCTCCTTCTCCTTCCGTTGGAGTGTTGCCCCCCTCCTTTTGCTCATTGCTGATTCCTGCCATACCGAGAATCCATTGCGGGATTGCCCAGTCCGTCAGTGGCTGGTCTCCGAACTGGTTTGCCAGTTCTTCTGTGTTCCAGTCTCCGAAGCCAGCATTATCCTTGATGATAAATTCTTTCTTCTGTGCTTCCGTGAGGTCTGATGCCTTGACGATGGTTGCAGTCGGCTGCTCCTTCCACTGGCTCCAGTAGTTGGCGATTGCCAGCTTCTCAGCATCGGTCAGTCGCTGGTCTGTGTCGAGAACGTCCATGATGGCTTCGGGTGTCATACTCACGATGTGGCAGAGTGCCCTCGTTCTCATATTGCCACCCAGTGCCTTGTAGGTCTCATCCACGACTATCGGGCGAAGCTGGAGCATCTTCGGGAAGACGAGGATGCTCTTTACCAGCTTTTGGAAATTCGCCTCTGTTATGGTTCTCGGGTTCGCTTCGTTCTCGCTGACCCTCGAAAGTGCGATTTCTTCTGTTTTCATTTTCTTCTTGTTTTAAGTTTGAAAAACTGCTTATCTGATAAACATTGGCGCAAAGATACGACTTTTTCGCTTTAGTTGTTCGTTCTTCGCACGTTTTTAACTTTTTCTAACACTTCGTTTTATTTTATCCATCAAAGGCTCTGATGGTCTTCTGAAGGGTTGTCAGTGGCTTCTTTGGCTTGACCTTGACCGGGTATCCGGCACACACCCACGCGAGGAGAAGTGCGTCTCTCTGGTCTTGGTTCATTCTCGGGAGCTTTCCGTCTGAGCTGATGAAGTAGGCGATTTCGTCTTGTGTTATTTTTCCGTCCTTGCCTTTCCAGCACTTCTTCAGCGGCTTGATTATCTCGTAGGGGATATTGTAATGCTCGCAGCATTCTACGATAAGAATTCCGGTCTGATGGTTCATCCCGGTTGATCGTCCGATTGCTGCTGCCTTGACTGCCGACATAAATCTGCCTAGCACGTGCCAGTTGCTCTTGTTGAGCCAGCCGCCTTCAATAACGACCTTAACCTTCTTGCAGCTCTCGTTCATTGCCTTGAGGTAATCTATCAAAGCCGGGAAGTTCATCTTGTAGGCTAAGAATTTTCTATCGTCAAATACTGCTCCGACACCGCTCTCTTGGTTGTCGGGGTCGATGCCAATTATAACTGTTCCTTTTTCCATTTCGTTTTACTTTTGTTTTATTTTTGATTTTCTTTTTTTCGTTATTTTCTTGGATTTTTCGTTCTAAGCCGTTATTCATATGTCTGTGGGTAGTTGTTCGGATTGCGGAATGCTACGTGCGTGTGTGCGCTTGTGCGCTAGCCCCCTACTATTTCTATCCTCTACCCTATAGTCCCTTCTCCTTTCATCGTCTTGCAGGCTTGAAACGGAAAAATCGAGGGAGTGCCTGGCGATTTGCAAAATAAAGAATATCTCGTACCGAATGAGTTTGTTCCACAAACACCCCCTCTTTGGGTTGCAGGAAGTTCCCGATGTTCCTTATTTCGGGATTCCTGCACCTAGCTGTCTTCTGTTATTTCTTCTATTTCTTCGTGTTCCACCTCGCTTTCTTTTTTTATCGGAATGATGCCGGACGACTCTCGTCTTTCCGAGTTGCCAGATTAATAATTTAAGTGATTACATTGAGCGCAAACGATACGGTCTCAAATGTGTTAAACTTTATGTTTTTGCCGTTTGCGGCATTCATTCGCTGGTTAAGTACTTATCTTGCTGCTTTGAGCAAGGATTGCTCCTTCTTTCTCCTTACACGCTCTGCAAGCCACTTGAAGTGCTCTGCCGCCTGCGGATCACGGAAAATGGAAGCCTGCGCTTCCAGGCTTGCCCTATCCAGCTTCTTTCTTTCGGCTTCAATTCTCCGCAGCTTCTTCTGCTTGTCGTTGTAGCCCTTGACCTTTTCGGGGTTCGCCTTTCTCCAGTCGCTCGCAAGCTCAATCAATCTCTGTCGGTTCTTGCGGTAATACTCCGAGTTGTACTGAGAGACGTTGCGCCTTTTGCGCTGCCTTTTTCCGTACTCTCTGATTCTGTCGGGGTTCGCCCTTCTCCATTCCAGGTTCCTCCTCATCATCTCGTCACGGTGCAGGGCGTAGTATCTGCGTGCTCTCTCACGATTATGCTCTTTGAGTTCCTCGTCAGTGTACTTCTTCTTTCTTCCCATTGCATTCCTTGATGTCTTGGTGTTCAACATATCGCCTGCGAGGTGGGCAGTACCTGCCGTTGATGCAGTTCTGCCCTTCCTCGCAAGCCTTGCACAGTTCGCTCGCCATACGCCCTAGAATGGTAGGTTCTCGATGTCGTAGTCAGTAAAGGCGATGTTCTCGTGTCCCTCGAATGGGATGCAGCTGATGAAGTCAGCTACTTTTCCGCTGTGGATAGGCAAGACTTTGTATCTCCACGCAAAGTCCTCTCCACGGTCACGGACAAAGAACGCTGGTATCCACTTGCATTTCCCTCCGTTCCTCACCAGCACCTTGTCGAAAGGCTTGAATGGTGGCTGCTCCTTGCGCTTCTTTTCCTTGCTCTTCTCCCATAGGGTGCAAGCCTCTTGGAACGTGACGGCTTCGCCCTCTGTTGCTTCTCGAAGTTCATCGTGTACGCTGATACGCAGGTCGAAGGCTTGGTCGGTCACGAACTTCTCGTTCTCGATTTCGTACTGGTTGCCGAATGTCAGCGTGTCCTCGTTCTTGCCGATAAGCTTGCCGATGATTGTCAGCTCTCCGTCCTCGTCTTGCTCGTTGAAAACGTAAAGGTTTCCCAACTCAAACACTGGCTTCGCTGGCTTCTCAATCTCCAGGGTCTCACGGTTCAACTTGCCACCTAGTATTTTCTCTATTTTGTAGATATATTCCTGGGCGTCTTCTTTATTTGCTTTGTTGAAATCAGATGTTTGCATGTAGTTTTCATCCTCTTCAAAGTTCACCATACTACCCCCATCTTCCCATAGATAATACTGACCATGGAAATTTTCGTAGGCATCATCCTCAAACTTCTCAAAGATAATATGTACATTTCTGTCTTTAGAAACAAGCACGTCTCCCTTCTTCCAGGCAAACTTGCTCCAGTCTCTCATTTTATCGGATGGAAAAAGCATTACTTCGCCTCCCTCCATCCATCTGCCGTTCTTGTTGTAGGTGTACTCTCCGTTCTTGTCCGTAGTCCAGATTGCTTCCCCTGCTTCCTTGTTGGTTGCAAGATAAGCGAATCCAACCTTTCCGCACATTGGCGTATATAACTTAGTGCCAACAGGCACACCCTTCAAAATCTCGTAAATATCAAAATCTTTATGTTCCATAATCTGAATGTTTTTATTGTTTGTTACTCTTGTTTCTTTTGTCTGTTACAGCTTGACGTGTCCCAGTTTCTTGTACAGTTCCACCAGCTCCAGGGTGTCGAGCCAGAAGTCGGTGTTGCCAACGTATACGTGATGGCGGTGGCTGTCCGTGATGATTTCTATATTCTTCATTTTCAACTACGTTTAAAATTGTTCGTGTCCGCATTGTAATCCTTCAGGATACATTCGAGTGCCTTGATTTCATCATCTGCCAGCCAGATGTCTCTGTCTCCGACTGTCAGATGATGAAGACCACACCCACGGACCAGTTTAATATTATCAACTCTGTTCATAGCCAATACGGTTTATATGATAACTATTTGAAAAGTTCCATCTGTGGATGAACGATGTCTGCCCGCTTCTTCTTTGCTGCCCAGATGAGAAGGCTGACGTTCTTGGTTCCAGCCTTCTCCGAAAGGTAGCCGATGATGTAGGTCAGTGCATCTTGAACCGCTTCTGCCTCACTGCCGTAGAAGATGCTGATGGTATCATATCTGCTCGGGTATCCGACCGGGCTGTCATACCCGGTCTTTCCGTTCTGAATACTGAACCCCCATATCCATCCGAACTGCGTCTTGGCGGTCGTTACCTTCCATCCCCAGTTGTCTGCACCCTCTACGGAATACTCGATTACGTGCGGATTGATGCAGAAATCCTTGATGGTGTACTTGAAGCCTTCGTGCTCTGCAACCGGCTTCTTGATGTCGTAGCCGTTATCGGTCAACCATTTGAACCAGTCGTCTGAGGTCTTGAAAACAAGCCCGGCGGCACGGCATTCGTGGAAAAACAACTCATTCATTGCTCAATCTCTATAAAGTGACAATCTCCGCAAAATGCGCAAGCACAATACTCGCCCAGTTCCTCGGCATCAAGGGCACACACATTGCAGCCACTTTCATTACAAGTATCATTCTCAACTTTGAGAACCTTGCCTTCTACATTCAGAAGCGTACCTTCCTCGAAATCCTTGGCTATTTCGTCCGGTTCATTAATTACAATTACTTCTTTTTCCATAATTCTTTCGTTTTAAGCGTTTAAAATCTGTTTGCCTTATAATTTACCGTCCGAACCGAGAAAACGGCTCAGAGCGGCTTATTTTGCCATAATTCGTTATTTTTCGGGCTTCCAGTCGATGCCCAGCCGCTGCAGAACTCCCTCCTCGTAGAATCTCGCCAGTGAATCCTTGGCTGGCTTGTTCCTTGGGTTCTTCTTCAAGTCGGCAAGGTTCTGCTGGATTACCCATCGGAACTTGTTGTCCTGGCTCTGCTGGGATGCTGGCTGTCGATGCTTGGCTAGCTCGTAGCGTTCCCCGATGCTCAGCCTTTCCGTTGCCGCTGGATCCTGCACTCTGGCTTCTGCCGATTGCGGCTGCTGGCTTGCTGCTGGCTCGGTGTTGTTGAAGTTTCCCTCCAGCACCTTGGCGAAGTTCTGCTCATTGCCGAATATCCAGTCAAACTTGCTAACCCATCCCTTCTTGTTGTTTCCGTTCATAAAGTCAGAAGCCATCGCGATGTCAATTGCCCGGTACAGAATTTTCACGTCTCCCTTACACTGGCGTAGCCTTGCCTTGACCATTACCTTGCGGTTCTCGGTCATAAGCGTAATAGGTGGCATCACGCTCTTCGTCTCATAATGCTTGCGGTTCCAGTATTCCTTGATGCCTGCGTAGTCGATTTTCTGAGATTTCGAAACCTTGCCTCCAGCAGGTGCTTCGGTCTTGACCGATGCACTCAGAATACCTTCTTTAGAAGGTTCTAATATATCTGTTTCGTTAGAAACATCACTTTCACTATCACTTTCACTATCACTTAGGTATCGAGTCGTATCGTTTGGTATACGTTCGTATACGTTCGTATTCTTTGGTATACGTTCGTTTTCTTTGGTATCATTCGTATTCGATTTATTCCATCGTTTACGAATATTCTCACGATTACGCTCGCATTTCTTCTGATACTTGGCTTGATTTCGGTCTATCTTGTCTTTGATAAAAACGAAAGCCATACGTACCACTGGTTCTAGGTTGATAACCTCGCCATCCCTTGCGTAGATGAAGAGTGCCCGAGTCAGTTGCCCGAGTTGCTCATCCGTAAGCCCCTCGATTAATTGATAGTCTGATGCGTATAGTATAAATGAATCGTTCATGATTTTTCTGATAATGATAGTTTCTTTTCCAGCTTCCGTTTGAGCACGGTAGCCCTGCGAGTCTGGTTGACTTCCCTTGTACTGAGAAGTCGTGGCTCTGTCTTCATCTTGGCGATGTAGGCTTCCAGGTAGCCAACAATCGCCTTGATGTCTGTTGTCGATACTTGGTGCATCATAAGCTTGAAAATTTACTTGATGAGTAATCTTCTTGCTCCCTGCACCTGCTTGATGTAGGCAGCGCATTCCTCGGGATGGTCAGTCTGAAAAGCCTTTGCATCGAACTTCTCGCTCGCCTTCGGTGCTTTCCACGTTGCCAGCGTCTTGCCGTTTCCGTCCACGATGCTCTCTGCGTCACCGAAGAACAGCTTCAAGTTGTCCTCGATTTCCTTCTGTCGGCTCTCCAGTGCCTTGCCCTTCTCCTTGATGTCCTTCAACTCGATGAGCATATCCCCGACTTCGGCAGTGGCTTCAATCTCCTTTCCTGCCTTGTGCAGTGGAGACTTCAGAAGAACGTCTTGTGCGCTGTAGGCTGGTGGCTCTTGGTTGCCCACGATGTAGTCAATCCAAAACTTGGTTATCTCGTCACGCATCCATCTGTAAAATTCGGGGTCGAAATCGATGTCACGGTAGCCGAACTCCCTGCCTGCTGTCAGCCAGGCAAGTGCTCCGTCCTTGTATTCTCCCACTCCGAGGTTCATCTGAAGCTGGCAGAACCAATGCTTCGGAAGGTCGTCTGCATCTATCTGCATCTGCGTGGTCTTGCACTCCAGGATGCTCTTGCTCGCCTCGTTGTGCGTTGCCCCGACTCTCCAGAAGGTGCGATCAGGAGATACACGCAGATATGGTGCATCGGTGTTCGTGATGGTGTAGTCGTCAGTGCTCGCCTTGATGATGTGGCAGTGACTCTCTCGCTGGAAGAACTGCGCCACGGCATCCTCAAGCAGGTGTCCTGCAACCATCGCAAAGTTCTCAACCTTTGGTGGGTCGATACCCTTCTTTCGTCTCCACAACTGGTATGGTGTCTCCCACGGATTCAGTCCCAGCACCGTGCCTGCTTCACTTGCACCTATTCCGTTCGAGCGGTTCTGCAACCACTCCTCTCTGTTCTTGTACTTGATTATCTGTTTCATTGTCTGAATGTTTAAAAAGTTGCCACGGCTTCCCTTTGTCTCGATGGGACCCCACCCCATAGGTTGCACCGTGGCGGTTCGGGCTTAACGTTATAATAAAATGGCTTATTTCTTCTCTGCCTTGCCAGTCTTGCCCTGGCTGCGGCTCATTGCCTGCTGCGCCTTATTCTTTGCATCATCGGCAGCTGCCTGCGCCTGCTGTGCGATGGTTTCCTGCTGCTTTGGCTTTTTGAATGTATCCTCTACGGTGTTCGTACCTTCCTTGATGGCATTGTACACACCGCCCAGCTTTTGAATGTCCTCTGCCGTGACTTCCTCGGCAGATTTCCTGCCCAGGTATTCCATCAGCATAATGTCGGTCACTTGGTAAACCTGGAAGCAGGCAACGCAGCTCTTCCACTGGCTCTGAACGCCAGTCTGCTTGATGTGCTCCAGTGCCTTCGCCTGCACCTCCTTGACTACGCTTGAAATCAGCACCTGCGGCACGACCTTGCAGATTGCGTTACGCTGGGCAATCGCCACGGCTGCATTGCCAACTACAACCTGCATATCCTGCGAGAAGGTGTAGCCCTTCGAGGTCAGAATGCTGCGCTTCACTTCCACGGAGTAGGCAACATTGCTCTCGAGGTCGTGGCAGATGCCTTGTGCCGTGATGGTCTTGCCATCGTTTGCGATGATGCGACCAGCGATGCGGAGGTTCTTCCAGCAGGCTGATATAATCTCGGTGAATCTCACGCTCGGACCCTCGATAATTGAAATCTGTCCGTCCTTGCCCTTGCGCTCCAGGTGGTAGAAGCAGTTGTATGCCACATCATCGTCCATCGCTGCCAGTGCTACCATATTCTGCTTGCACTGGGCTATGTCTCTCGGGAACTTGTGCGCTGTTGCAATTTGTCCGTCAATCTCCGAGCGGTTGATGGCTTCCAGCATTTCGCCACCGCTTACTTGAATAATCTCATTGTCCATAATTCGTTCAATTTCTAGTTCAACATAATCTAATTAACTCTAGTGGAAGGCTGGGGATTCGAACCCCAGTTGACTGCCAAAACTTACCCCCCCCCTTGCCAGCTGCCGAGGGATGCCCTTCCGTTGTAGGGCGCACGCTGTCAGTTTCCGCATATTTGCAGTAAACACTAACAACGAAAAAAACATTAACCATTCTAACAAATATGAATCTTTGCGTGCGCCCTTTGCCCACCGCTGTGGGGATTTTAGTGTCAAATAACCGTTATAATAATTTATGAAGCTTAAACAAGTTGAGCCATAAGAATGTCGAGCCTGCTTTCCTCGAAGGTGTCCATCGGGTCTTGGCATGCGTGCTGGCTGTTCTCCTTCAGCCAGTCGTCCATCACGTCCTGATAGTTGACGCAGCCCTCGATGGCTTCCTCCAGCCGCTCGCTGTCGTTATTGCTGCTCTTGTGCGTCACGACCGCTACGTTGCCCACGCTGTCGCACCATACGCAGATGCCTCCTGCCTTGGTCTTTATGTCCACCCTTGCAACCGATGGTCGCTGTTGGTCTCGGTCTATCTCCAGCCAGATGGCTTCGTACATCTTCTTCCTGCACTCCTCGATAATCTTCCTCATTCGTTACCTCCTCTCTGATTGAATATGTAACTTTGGAAGGTCTCACGGCAAGACTTCAATACCTCGTTGTCCGTTCCGTCCAGTGGTATGAGCGGTATGTTGTCCAGTGCAACGCAAAGGTTGCCTTGAAACTCTCTGTGCTGGATTCTTCGCTCTGCCTCCAAATAGCACTTGTTGTTCAGTTCGCAGCACTTTCTGGTCTTGCGGTTCGCCTTCCAGTTAGTGATAAGCCAGCAGATGTCTGTGTACTTCACGATCATCCTGCGCATATTGATTGATAACTTGCTCATAGGGCAACCCTCCACGCTCTCTTGATTTCTGCGCCCTCGATAACCTTGCGGTTGTCGATTCTGCGGAACTTGAACTTCATCTTTCCAGCCTGCACCCATCTGCGCAGGGTGTTGCGATGGATGCCCAATACCTTGCAGGTCTCTGTCATTGTGTATCTGCCTGCATCAGCTACCTTTGGTTCTATGTTCGTCATATTATGCCCTCCAAAAGATTAAAGTTAATACTATGGCAGCAAATGCCACTGATAAGAACTCGTCACTTGTCACAAACTCGATAAACTTCTTCATACGCTCTGAATGTTTAAATGGTTCTACTTACTTGCGCACGGCTGCACGTCTCTTCTTTGGTGTAATCACTCCAGCCTTGATGAGACAGACACGCACGTTCTGCTGAGTGCAGCCTACGTGCTGCGATACTGCAAGCATTATTCTGCTATCCGAAGTCTCGGCAGGTGCCTTTGCTCGGAAATCTGCAAACATCGCAATGATGTTCTTCTTTCGTTCGTCCTGCTGCTTCTGCAGCGGTGTTCGAAAATCATAATTGAAATTTTCTCCCATTTTTATTTGCGTTTTAAATTATTTTCTTTATCTTTGCAAAAGAGTTTTTAAACTCGTTTCTGAAATCGTTTGCAAAAATAAAACAAATATTTTAGATTACAAAACATTTGGTAGTGATTTTAATATTAATTTAATTTTATTTAATTTTGTTTTAATACGAACGGAGAAGAACTAAAACAATATATAAAGCGCTCGGGAATGTCCGTTGCTGCTGTTGCAGAGGAGTTAGGAACCAGTCCGCAGAACTTGAATGCGAAGTTTAATCGCAAGTCTATAAAGATAGATTTCTTTCAAAAGATAAAGGAAATCATCGACAAATGCGCCCCTCCCCTCCCTGCCGAGATGGAAGAGGCTGTTTTCGGTTCAAATGTCAATGGTTCGAACAGCTCCAACGTTTCCCAGTCAATAGGTAGTGATGCAGCACTGCAGGCTAGGGTCGAAAGCTTGGAAAGTGAAAATTCCTTTCTTCGAAAGCAAGTTGAGACCCTGCTTGCCATTGTCGGGCAGAAATAATTTAGTAACTTTGCAGCGCAATGTGGATAGAAAAATTAGGCTCGTACTTCGTTGATGTGTCGAAATATATCTTGACTGGTGTCGTGATTAGTTCGCTATTCAAGGATTTCGAGGATAAAGTATTAATTTATATAGTTGGAATCGCCCTAGCCTTCCTCTGCTTGGTCGTGGGTCTCGTACTCAGCAACAAAAAGGATGAAAAGGGCAAAAAGGAAAAGGAGAAATAAATTATGGGAGTATATTTAGCTTTCTTGTTCGTGGGAGTGCCTTGTATGGTGTTCCTCGCATTCTGTCTCACTGGAAACGGAAAAAAATGGCTTAGACAAAATAACTTGCTTTAGCCTATGGAATTAGCAACTTTATTTATGTTCATTGGTGCGGTTGTCGGCACCAGTCTCGTAATTTGGTCTAAGACTAAATCGGGGCAGAAGTGGTTGCGTGAACTTTAGTTCTCGCTCCAGGTACAATATCAACTAAAATTCTAAGTAACAATGAAAGGTGAGGATTTCATAGAACGGAAGGAGAAGGTTCTTCTTGCCGCTCTCGGTAAAAGCTGGCTATGGAAAGCCAGCAGGTTGATAATAGGCATTATCCCTCCAGTGGGTGCGTTCGTGATGCTGGTTCACTGCACTCTGCTCTCGTTCGGCATTCGGGTAAAACTCACGGAGTGGATATTCGACTGCTCGCTGTTCGGGTTCATCGCCTGGATCATCGTCAGCCTAGCCTATGGCTTCTGCTGGGTGCATCGAGCGTTCGCTACCTACGGAGTGCTGATTTCGTTTTGCATCGACTTCCAGCGTTCCTTCGGGTTCGGTGTTTTTCGCCAGCCGCTCCACCTGCTGATGGTCGCTCTAGGGCTGCTGCTTTTCTTCGTCTTCATCAAGAAAAAGGCTTGGAATGAGTTTTACGAAAGAAATATCAATCATTTAAATAAATAGCGTATGGGAAGTTTCATTAATGGGCTGGCAAAGGGTTTCATTCGCTCTGCTGTCAATCAGGTAGGAAGAGATGCTGGTCGTGTTGTCAGCAATAACATCTATGGCGATGCTCACTCTATACCGCACCGGAATGTTTCCGCTGGTGGTGCTGGTCGTGTTTCCAGCGTTGGAAAGGTAGAGAATGAAGGAATCCAGCCGATAGTCCCTTCTGTTGGTGCTGCTTGGTTTTGGGGGTTCGTTGGTTTCGTGTTTAGTATCATCGGTGGAGTTGTCCTGCTGATTGTTGGCTACAGAAAGCTGAAAAACAAATATACCGCCTATGGCTGGCTATATGAATCGCAGGCTGTATATGTCGCTGATAATCGATACAAGAGAGGGGAACGGTACGATGGTCATCAATCATCTAGGCGTAAGGTAGAGATTGAAGCTGATGATTACATCATAGCAAGAAACGAGAAGATAGCAAAGATTTATCTATACTTTGGCTTTGCTGCTGTTCTCGGATATATCCTTGTAATGTTAGTTATGCCGAATGTGCCGAATTGATTACCTTCTCGCCTACGAGGAATACCTGCCAGTACTCACCCCTTCCGAGGTGGATGGGCTGCTGGCTTCTCGCCCCTCGCTGGCTCAGTTACAGGACTGGTCGCAAAGATTGAATAATCATCGGGCAAGGCTGGAAAGTGTTTTCAGTCGTGCCTACAAAAAGTTAAACGAATAATATGGAAGAGAAAAATCTGATGTCCGCTGATGTGGATATAGCCGTGCGCTTCTTTGATGCTATCAACCGCTTGAAGGCTGACGGCTGCATAGGAGGTCTTAAGACGATAACGGACCGGTACGGTCTCAACCGCTGGAACACCATATCCCTTCGAGACAAGCCTGCCGAGTGCTACGGTCGCTTCCGTCCGTCCTGGGTTCAGTTCCTGGTACGCGACTATCACGTAAACCCATACTGGCTGCTCCTTGGTTCGGGTGACTTCTACGCATCCGGCTTCACGTCTGAAATCGTAAATAAACTGAATAAAAACTGCACGGAAAAATAGTAGCAGTATTAAGTATCTAATTTTTAACCATTTAAAGCATACGTTATGATTTTAAGTACAACTTGACTGCTTTTCCCAGTGTTTAAAGGGGTTCTTTGATGCTGGGAAAAATAGAAAACGCTGCAATCCTGCACTACGTTGCACCATTGCGGCTTTTCTAGCTATAAATAAACTGAATAAATACTGCACGGAAATATGGCAACACTGAGATTATATCTAGACACGAGGGTAAAAAGGCAGGATGGCACGTTCTCCATCCGTCTTGCCGTAAACCATCACGGTGGGACCGCCTTCATATCCCTCAATCAATACTGCAAGAAAGATGAATGGGATAAAAGGTCTTGCAAGGTGCGCAAGCGTCCCGATCGTGATGCAATCAACGACTTCCTTCTTGACCGTCTGAATTTCTACAATAGAATGATGATGAAGGCGCAATGCAGGGATACTTACCGTGGCGACATTACGGCTAGGGAGCTTCGTGACTTAATCATCCTTGAAGCCGAGCCTGCCAGGAAAAAGGTCGCCCTGCTTCGTGATGGCTTCATCGCCTACGAGGGGAGAAATCTAAAAAAGAACACGATAAACAGATATAAATATACTTGGGCGAAGATTGAAAATTTCCTTGGAGAAGAAAAAGCGGCTCGCCTTACCTACGATGAGATTAACCGTTCTTGGCTTGAAGCCTTCGATGCTTTTATGGCAAAGGAAGGCTTGTCTAGGAATACCAGAACCAGCAGGATGCTCTGTGTCGCTGCTGTCTTCAACTTGGCGATAGATAATGAGCAAACGAAAAACTACCCATTCCGCAGGTATAGCCTTCGGATTGAGACAACGAAAAAGCGGGACTTGTCTGTTGAGGAAATCCGGTCTATATTTGAAGCTGGTGGTGATGAGCTGGTCGATATGTTCCTGCTTATGTTCCTTCTGATTGGTATCAATGTGCGTGACTTATTCGCCTTGACAAAGGAGAATGTCGTCCGTGGAAGGCTGGAATACGACCGGGCGAAGACTGGTAGGCATTACTCCATCCTTCTTCGTCCAGAAGCTCTCCGAATCATCGAGAAGTACAAAGGGGAAAAGAAGCTGCTTCGTTTCTCGGAGCATTTCAAAAATGTTGATTCTGCAACGGTAATGATTAATAAGAAGCTAGGAAAGGTGCGCCAAGGGCTTAAGATCGGAAGAGCGTCGTGTAGGGAA